GATCAATGGGCGCAAGAGGAGCGTGAGGCGGTCGCGGATCAACTCAGGCCATTGGTTGACCTATGGCGGAAGCTCGACGGGGAGGGGGAGGCATGAATGCAAACCGATTGCAAATGCAACTTGATTGCAATAAAGGGATTTAACGCAAAAGACTTGCAAATGAATAGCAACCGCTTACAATGCGTTCATGATTTATGAATCACAAGGAATTCAGTCGCAAGGGGGGCTCTTCGAAATCACTTCGCAAGAGCCAATCATCACGGGAGAACATCGCCAAGGCAAGAGAGGCTCGCGCCGCAAAGCTCGCTCAAAAAGCCAATGCGACCATTGCGGAGGTGAATTCGAAGTGATTAGAGGAACCGTCGGTCAATTCTGTTCTCATGTATGCATGTTTGAATTCCGCAAGAAATCCGTTCCTTCATGGGCGAATTGCTACCAGTGCCTAGCCTTGCTAGGAATTGGGATGACCGTAGCATCAAGGCTTTTAAAGCAAAACAAGGCGACAATGATCAGGGTTAAGAGAAAGATGGGGTTTGAGACTCAATTGCCGGAATGCGGAGAATGGAGGAGATATGCTCAAAGAGAACAGTCAAAAGACTGCGGATGGTGGGGGAATGCTGATACGGCTGAATTATGGATGAGGGAGATAAAAGCAAGGTTTCCTGACTGGTCATCTGCATGGAGAAAGGAAAGGTTTAATCTGGAGATGAATCGCAAATACCATTCAATGACGCCAGAGGAAAAAGCGGCACGCAACAGACGGGTGACGGCACTAAGAAAGGCACGAGCAGAGGCGAATCCTGAAATCAAAAAACGAGATAGAGAAAAAATCAAACAATGGAAAAAAGCAAATCCCGACAAAAATAGGGAATCGCTTCGAAAATGCGTTAAGAAAAGGAAGCAAAATGACCCGGGATTTAGGGTGAAATGCAATTTGAGGAACCGATTCAAAGACTTGATGAATGGGGCAAAAAAAGGAGGATCATCAGCTTTTAGCTCGCTCATTGGTTGCGACACCAAGCAGTTAGCAAAGCATCTGGAATCTAAATTCAAGAAGGGAATGAGCTGGGGGAACTACGGAACAGAATGGCACGTCGACCACGTTATTCCTTGCGCAGCGTTTGACCACACCGATCCAAAGCAGGCCGCCCAGTGCTGGCATTGGACAAATTTGCAACCACTGGGGGCGGCAGAGAACCTTGCAAAGAGCGATTCAATCCAAAATCCACAAATGAATCTGCTTTTGTGCGCAACTCATTAACAATGAAATACTTAAAAAGGAATCTCTTGAAATCATCTATTCAGCGCGGTTGCGCCTCACCCCGATAAAATCCTGCGACAACTTTTTTCAGCCCATTAACGCAAACGGATTGCAACAAGCCATGAGCGCCAAGCAAAAACCATCCGACAAACCCGCCAAGCTCAAACAAGGCGGGCAACCGAAAGGCGACATCACCCGCAAGGAACTAGCCCAGCGGGTAGGGGTAAGCGTGCCGACCTTGTGGCGGTGGGAAAAGGAAGAGGGGATTAACCTCGACGATGAAGCAGCGGTTCGAGAAAGAGCCGCCCGCGTCCACGAAACCCGAGACGCCAACGAAGACGAGAAAGCCGCCAAACTCCGCAAGCTGAAAGGCGAGGCCGACATGATCGAACACAAGCTATCGGTCCAGCGCGGCGAGTTTGTCCCGTCTCACGAAATGGACAAGGACGGTGTGCAAGTGGGAATCGCCGTCGCCAGCATCTTTTCCCGCATGCCGGATGACCTTGCCCCGCTTTGCGCCGGAAGAACCGCCGGCGAGATCAAAAAGATCGTCGCCCGATACGCCCGCGACAAGCGAACGGAGCTTTCCCAATACGAATCCAGAATCCAGATACCAACCGAGTAAAACCATGGCCGCAACAATATACGGAATACCATTTATTTTCGGCATCCCAACGCAAGAGGAGCTTTTGACCATTTGGAGGGACGGCGAACTTGCGGACGATGACCAAATCATTGTAAGCCCTGTTGATTTCGCCAAAGTAAAGCGCCGCGATGAGCTTTACCGCATACAAAAATCATCAGCCGGATACTTGTTTTATCGCGCCGACACAGCATGACATCCCCCCTCATTGCTGGATTCTGCCGGGGCGTTAAGCCGCCTCCCGAAGAACCGTGGCGTGATTGGGTGTGCGAGCACGTTTACCTTCCCAACTCGCCCGAGGGCGCGAGATACTCACTCGACGCCGTTCCAGCACACGCGATCATCTGGGACTGGCTGGAAGACCCGGAGGTAAAAGAAATCGCCGTGGTTGCCTGCGTTGGATTCGGGAAGACGGCGATCATCGAAGGACTGAGCGTCCGCGCCGTTGCCGTCGATCATGGCGACATGATGGTTGTCGGTCAAACCGGGGACACGGTGCAGGACTGGATGGAGAGCCGGATGAGGAAAGTCTGGCAGACAAGTCCCCTAACCAAGCTCCACATCCCAACCGGGGCCGAGCGGAGTAACTGGAAAAAGGATCAGGTGATTTTCCGGCACATGAACTTCTTTGCCGGGCCTGCTAACAAGACCGCGCTTCAAGAGAAGTCCATGGTTTACACCGTAGGTGATGAGGTCTGGCGGTGGGATGACGGGATGATCGACTACCTGTTGAAGCGCCATCACGGACGATGGAACCGCAAAAACCTGATGCTCTCCCAAGGCGGCGATGAAGATGGTCAATGGCACAATCACGCCAAAGCCGGAAAGTGGCACGACCTAGAGCACGAATGCCCAAAATGCAAAATGGGCAGCGTGTTCGATTGGAACAACTACCAGTTTGAAAAGATCATCGACGCCAACGAAGAACTCGATTGGGTGGCAATTTACGAAACCGTCCGCTTGAAGTGCCCTCATTGCGGCGAACAATTCCAAGACACCGAATACAACCGCCGCCAATGGGCGAAGTGCAAACCCGTGTGGGATGGTGGGAAGTTCATCCCCGGACGCATGACCTTGCGGGCGTCGTTTATGACCGTCTGGCGCTATTCGTGGTGCGATATGGTAAAGGAATGGCTCATCGCCAACGAAGACAAAAAAAGCGGGCAACTGGAGAAGCTGGAAAACATCATCTGCCAGCGTTTCGCACAATTCTGGAAGAAGCCAACCGACACGCCGACGCTAACGCTTTCCGGCGACCCCTACCAGAAAAAGGAATACCACGAGGGAGCGAAGTGGGAAATGGAGGATTTCCGATTCCTGACAGCGGATGTTCAGCAAGGCCACTTCTGGGTTGCGATTCGCGCATGGAAAGTCGGTGGTGATTCCCGTCTATTGTGGGAAGGCAGGCTGGAAACGTGGGAAAACATCCGATACCTTCAAGAACGATATGGGATCGAAAACCGATTTGTTTTTATCGACTGTGGTTACAAGCCGGAAGAGGTAGCCAAGCAATGCTTTGCGGCCGCAAAACCGGGAGATACCAATAGATGGAATATGCTAAGGGGTGAGGATGCGCGTGATGGTTATATGAAAGTGGTTGGTGAAAAGAAATTCCGCCGCCTGTTTTCCGACTACACCAACGCGCAAACGTCGGCAGGCTTGGCGTATAAGTTCATCCGATTTTCCAACCTTCTCGCCAAGGACAAGCTATCCGCGCTCATGGCAAGCGGAACGTTTGGCGTGCCGACCGACGCCAGCAAAAACTATCACGCACACATGCAATCCGAGCAGAAGCGGGAAATCTCACCTGGCGTTTGGCGATGGGTTCCAGCCAAGACTGGAAGACCAAACCACCTTTGGGACTGCGAGGACATGCAGGTAGTTGCCGCCTGCATCTGCAAGGTGTTGGTGAGCATGGATGAGGTCAAGTGACCTTTGACACCCGCCACAAAGCATGGCGGCGAATAAACGGGATCAGGCGCGAATGCTCTTCAAGTGGGCGTTTGGAGATGCCGAGCGGACAGCGCAAATAACCACATGGTTTGATGCGGCGGTTGAAGATGGATTCAGCGCCAGCGGCAAGCTCGACGCCATTATGAGCGGCAGCAAGAACGGCGTGCAAATGCAAAAGATGATCGTTCAGAACCCAATGGAACGCATCGAGGTGCTGGATTACGCGAAAAGCGCCCTTGTTGCCGGATTCTTCCCCGGCGCTCGATCACGCGCTTACTTTTGACACCCGCCAAGGTTGATGGCGATTCTAAACGAGTTCGGAAGTCCTTACCAATACAAGGCGGCGAGGTCTGCCGAGCGGTATAATGGAAGCCGCCCGTGGGAGCCCGTCCAACTGCGGAACATCGACAAGCTCATCCCGAGTTATGATCGAAAAACGCTGCTTTCGGCAAGTCGCCGCATGTATATCAACATCGGAGTCGCACGGGGCGCGATTGACCAGAAGGCCATGTATTCCGTTGGCAGGGCGTGGCAGCCGGATTTCCTTGGATCGGATACCGAGTTTGGCGCGCAAGCAAAGGATTGGCTTGTGAACCAGTGGTATGGAATCGGTGACGTTCGCGGCGGAATGAATGATTTTGTTACTTCGCTTTTCCTCGCATCCGTCGCTATTGATCGAGACGGAGAGGCATTTATTCTTCTAACAAAAACAGACGACGGATACCCTCGTTACCAACACATTCCAGCGCATCAAATCGCCACCGGATCGGATGAGACGGAAGGCAAAACCAAGGGCGGAATGTTGCGTGATGGCGTTGTTTACAACCCACAAGGAGCGCCACTGTGGTATCGCCTGGTTGATGACGACGGAAAGGGCAAGGAGTGGATTCAGGCGGCGAACATGATCCATTTGTATGACCCGCAATGGCAGGAGCAGGGGCGCGGGTTGCCAGC